ATACTGCGGGGACAGTCCCAACCGTAGATCGCCTTGGTGTTGGTATGTTAAACAACATCAATCAAATCAACGGCCACATCCGCTCCATTCAATATTACCCCGTCCGTCTTGCGGACTTCCAACTACAGGCACTTTCAGCATGACCGATCTATATCTTAAAGCACCCACCCAAGAGGACATGGACGCAGCTTTGCTTGAGGCAGGCGTCATTGACGACGAGGGCAACCCAACGCCGGACTTCTCCGTTGACCAGATTGGCCCATTCACGAAAATCATTGGCTACGACGAAGAGGGCGAGCCTATCGAGGAATATTATCCCGACTGGCACACCAACCTTCGCGGTAGCTTTACAGAAGACCAGTTGGCTTTGTTGACACCATTGACCGTCGAACCGCCCATCCCTTACAGGGTCTGGGCGTAACTGATATTGCCATGCTGCATTATTTGATGTAGTCTGGCCATTAACCGTACTGGTGCGGCACATCAGGAACTCCATAGGAGTTAAACATGGACGAAACAGTCCCCAACGTAGCGGATGCCTCCGCGCCAGAACTCGAAGCCACGGCAGCAATCGAGCCTGTAGAAAACACGACGCCGGAAACGCCTGCTGAACAGGAAGCAAATAAGTCCTTCACACAAGAAGAACTTGACGCAATTGTCGGCAAGCGCCTCGCAAGAGAACAGCGCAAATGGGAGCGCGAACAGGCTCAAAGAGCAGAGGAAATGCAGGCCCGCCAACAAGCGGTGCATGACATAGCCCCTGAACAATTTGAGACTTATGAGGATTACGCAGAGGTTTTGGCCGAACGTAAAGCCGAAGAATTGCTGGCACGGCGGGAAACTGCCCGACAGCAAGCTGAATTGCAGGACGCCTACCATGACCGTGAAGAAGCGGCGCGGGACAAATATGATGACTTTGAACAGGTCGCATACAATCCCAACCTTCCGATTACGGATTTCATGGCACAAAGCATCCAAGCGTCAGACGCAGGCCCAGACGTTCTATATTATCTCGGCTCAAATCCGAAAGAAGCTGATCGTATCGCCCGCCTAGCGCCAATTTTGCAGGCAAAAGAAATTGGAAAACTTGAGGCTTCATTGGCTTCAAATCCGCCGGTTAAAAAAACCTCAACCGCCCCGGCACCAATTGCGCCTGTCACTGCTCGTTCTTCTGGGTCAAACCAGTATGACACCACCGACCCTCGCTCGACCAAGTCGATGAGTACGTCGGAATGGATCGAAGCCGAACGGTTGCGACAGATCAAGAAGTACGAGGCACAACGCAACAGATAATTTGGGATTATTACCATGTCTAACTCGATTTTAACAATTGACATGATTACGCGGAAGGCTCTGGAAATTCTGGAGAACAACCTCGTACTCACACGTAACGTAAACCGCCAGTACGACGACAGCTTCGCTGTTGAAGGTGCTAAAATTGGCTCAACCCTGCGTATCCGTCTTCCAGACCGTGCGCTCGTAACTGACGGCGCAGCCCTTCAGGTACAGGACGACAACGAACAGTTTACAACACTGACCGTTGCCAACCAGAAGCACATCGGCGTCAACTTCACATCTGCTGAATTGACCATGCAGCTTGACGATTTCGCAGAGCGCGTTCTCAAGCCACGTATCTCGCAGCTTGCTTCCAGCATCGACGCTGACGTTGCAAACGCGTTTGCAACCATCGGTAACTCGGTCGGCACGCCCGGCACAACTCCCGGCACTTCGGCAGTTCTTCTTGCTGCACAGCAGAAGCTGAACGAAAACGCTGCGGTGATGTCGCCACGTTACGCCACCGTCAACCCAGCAGCTAACGCTGGCTTGGTCGAAGGCTTGAAGGGCCTCTTCAACCCAACCGACACGATCAGCAAGCAGTTCAAGAACGGCATGATGGGTACAGGCGTACTTGGTTTCGACGAAATCAATATGTCGCAGTCCATCAAGCAGTTCACCACTGGTTCGCGTACTGCAACTGGCGGCACGACTTCGGCTGCAATCACCACTGAAGGTGCAACAACCGTTGCCATCACTGGTGCGGGTAACGCTGCAACTGTCAAGGCTGGTGACGTGTTCACAGTCGCTGACTGCTTCTCAGTCAACCCACAGACCCGTGAAAGCACAGGTTCGTTGTTCCAGTTCGTTGCGTTGGCTGATGTCACGCTCAACGCTTCTGGCGCAGGCAACATCACTGTTGCACCGATTTACTCGGCTAACCACGCTCTCGCCACCGTCAACACACTGCCTGCTAACAGCAAGGCAATCGTGTTCGTCGGCGCAGCGTCCACACAGTACGCTCAGAACCTTGTATACCACAAGGACGCTATCACCTTCGCAACCGCCGACCTTCTGCTCCCACAGGGCGTAGATATGGCTTCGCGTCAGGTGCATAACGGCATCAGCTTGCGCGTTGTTCGTCAGTACGACATCAACAACGACCGTATGCCTTGCCGTATTGACGTTCTGTATGGCTACAGCACGATCCGTCCGCAGATGGCTGTCCGGATGTGGGGTTAATCTAACACTGGCCCTCGGTTCGCCGGGGGCCAACTTTCTTAAAGGATTTTTATTATGGCTCTTCCTAATGGTGCTGGCGGTTATCAAGTCGGCGACGGAAATCTTGGCGAAGTTACTCTTGGTACTTCGGCTATTCCTACTGCGTACACCGCAGCAGCTACGCTAACCACTGCCGATTTGGCTGGTGGCGCAGTTGTTTACACTTCGGCTTCTACAGCCGACCTTACGCTTCCTGCTGTTAGCGTTGTTGACGCCGACATCAGCAGTGCCAAAGTAAACTCATCGTTTGAGTTTTCTTTGGTTGCTACCAGCACCGGCGTTCCTACTATCGTAGTAGGCACTGGCTGGACGCTGGTTGGCGTTGGCACAGGCGTTGCATCGCGCAGCGTACTGTTCCGTGCTGTTAAAACAAGCGCAACAACGTACAACCTGTACCGTATCGCTGGCTAATAGGTTTGCCCCGACTTTAAGTCGGGGCATCTTTTTCAGGAGAAAATCAATGGCTAATAACAAACCTATTGGCGTTGCTTACCTCGACCAAGACATTATTGGCGCACAATATCTCTTGAGCGATGAGCAAATCGGCTATACCGCCGCAGCACAAGGTACAGTCACGCAGGCGACAGACAAGTCTACTGCGGTTACGCTGAACAAGCCCGCTGGCCGCATCACCATGAACGCCGCGTCTTTGGCTACTGCCACTAACGCTACGTTCACGCTGAACAACAGCTTCATTTCTGCAAATGACACTGTTATTCTGACTATCTCTGGTGGTCAAGCGACCGCCGGATCGTACAACGTGTTCGCAAACAATTTGAGTGCTGGCTCTGTCAGCATCAGCCTACGCAACATTTCTGGCGGTTCGCTGTCAGAAGCAGTAGTAATTAACTTTGCAGTCCTGCACTGCGTGTAACTAATTTGGGCGGCTTTCGGGCCGTCCATTTTACGGAGTTTCTATGGCCGTTATATATCTAGTTCACGACATCCACGGCGCAAAGGTTGCTATATCCGAAGAGGAAGCCCGCGCTGACGAAGACTTTGGGTGGGAAAGATACTATCCTGACGAGCCTGTAAGTGTTACAGTGAACGAAATGCCGGCGCGCACTAGTCGCCGCCGCACAACGCAGGAAGACTAAACGATGGAAACAGCGGGCGACATAATCAACGGTTCGCTTAGGCTTCTAGGCGTTCTGGCAGAAGGCGAAGTTCCATCGGCTGAAACGTCGCAGGATGCCCTGCGCGCTATGGACCAGATGATTGATAGCTGGAATACAGAGCGCCTGTCTGTTTTCTCCACGCAAGACCAAATATTCACATGGCCTGCCGGCGAACTGTCGCGCACGCTTGGCCCTTCCGGCAACTTCGTCGGCAACCGCCCCGTGCTGCTTGAGGACTCGACGTACTTCCGCGACCCCGGCACCGGCGTTAGCTACGGCATCAAATTCATTAACCAGCAGCAGTATAACGGCATCGCGGTTAAGACGGTAACGTCTACGTTCCCGCAAGTCATCTTTGTCAACATGACGTACCCTGACATTGAAATGTACATCTACCCGCGCCCGACGCGCGATCTGGAATGGCATTTCATTTCGGTTGAAGAACTGACGCAGCCTGCGACGCTTGACACAAACCTAACATTTCCGCCCGGCTATCTGCGTGCGTTCCGTTACAACTTGGCCTGCGAACTGGCACCTGAGTTCGGCGTTGAGCCTTCACCGCAAGTTCAGCGTATTGCCATGACATCCAAGCGCAACCTGAAGCGCATCAACAATCCAGACGACATCATGTCAATGCCGTACAGCCTTGTAGCTACACGCCAGCGGTATAACATCTTCGCAGGAAACTACTAATGAAGACGCCCATACTGGGCAGCGCGTATGTGGCCCGTTCGGTAAACGCTGCCGACGCACGCATGATAAACTTGTTTCCGGAAGTCGTACCGGAAGGCGGCATAGAGCCAGCCTTTCTACAGCGTTGCCCCGGCTTGCTTCTTCAGCAAACTGTTGGCACAGGCCCAATCCGCGGGCTGTGGGCGCACCAGACACGCGGCGATGACTTTTACGTTGTGTCTGGGTTTGAAGTCTTCAAGCTGTCCAGCCTGACCGGAACACCAACAAAGCTAGGTGATGTGACCGGCACTGGCCCTGTGTCCATCGCCGACAACGGCACACAGATATTCTTCGCCTGCAATCCTGATGCGTATATCTACGACGAGTCAACTAACACGTTCGCGCAGATTACCGACCCTGACTTCCCCGGCGCGGTTACTGTCGGCTATCTGGATGGCTATTTCGTGTTCAACGAACCAAGCAGCCAGCGGATTTGGGTGACGCAGCTTTACGACGGCTTCCAGATTGACCCACTAGAGTTTGCCAGCGCCGAAGGTAGCCCCGACGGCGTTGTCGGCGTATTGGTAGACCACCGCGAGTGCTGGGTGTTTGGCACCGACTCCACCGAAGTGTGGTACAACTCCGGCGGGCTGGACTTTCCGCTGTCGCCAATCCAAGGCGCGTTTAACGAAATCGGTTGCGCCGCGCCGCACTCCATCGCCAAGATGGATAACACTGTGTTCTGGCTTGGCGCGGACGCACGCGGTCAAGGCATTGTCTACAGGGCGGCTGGCTATAACGCCCAGCGTGTGTCCACGCACGCGATTGAATGGCGCATCCAAAACTACCTGAACATGAGCGACGCTGTTGGCTACACCTACCAGCAGGACGGCCACGCGTTCTACGTGCTGTCGTTCCCGTCCGCTGACGAGACTTGGGTGTATGACGCGGCTACCGGCGCATGGCACCAGCGGTCTTCGTATTCGGCCATCGCGCCAGTTGAAGGCGCGTTTGAAACTAGCGCGTTTAATATTAATGCCTTTTACACTGCGGCGCTTACCACTCCTTCGGGCAACAGCGGCGTCTTCTCGCGCCACCGCAGCAACTGCCAGTGTAACTTCCAAGGCAATATCATCGTCGGCGATTACGCCAACGGAAACATTTATACGTTTGAACTAAATGTTTTCGAAGACAACGGAATAGCGCAGCGTTGGTTGCGGTCGTGGCGCGCGCTGCCGACAGGCCAAAACAATCTCAAGCGCACAGCAAACCATAGCTTGCAGCTTGAGTGCGAGACTGGCGTCGGCCTGAACAGCGGCCAAGGAAGCGACCCGCAAGCCATGCTCCGCTGGTCCGACGACGGCGGTCACACATGGTCGAACGAACACTGGGCGTCTATGGGCAAGATCGGCGCAACCGGCACTCGCGTCATGTGGCGCCGGCTTGGTATGACGCTGAAGCTGCGCGACCGCGTCTACGAACTGTCCGGCAGTGACCCTGTCCGCATCTACCTTACCGGCGCTGAACTGCTGTTGAGCGGCACAAATGCCTAACGACCAACTCACTCGCATCCCCGCGTCGCGTGTCCCGATTGCGGACACGTCAGACGGCACGGTGACGCGTGAGTGGTACAGGTATTTATTTAATCTTTTCACGATAACGGGCGGCGGGCAATCTAACTCAGCCGCCAGTTCGTCTTTTGGGCAAGACTTGGCACCGGCGTATACGCCGCAAGTAAGCGATAAGCGTTACGGCTCGTTCTTTGATACAACCACGCAGAGCGCCGCTGCCACCAATACGGCGTATCCGGTCACGCTTAACTCTACAAGCATAACTGACGGCGTCTATATTGGCACGCCTACGTCGCGTGTGTATGTAGACCGCGTAGGCACGTACAACTTTCAATTTTCGGCGCAACTTGTCAAAGCGTCTAGCAGTGCCAAACACGTTTATATCTGGTATAGAGTAAACGGATCGGACGCGGCAAACTCGGCAACAAAAGTAACTTTGGCCGGTAGCGACGCAGCAGTTGTCGCTGCATGGAACTTTGTGGTAGAGTTAAACGCAGGCGATTATTTTGAACTGGTGTGGTCTACAGATGATACAGGCTGCCAAATTTACGCTCAAGGGGCCAGTGCCCCTGTACCCGCAATTCCGTCCGTCATCCTGACGGTAACTGATAACATTAATTGAGGTCTGATCATGGCTGTTCTTGCTCCACAACCTAAAGCACAATTCTTCGACGCCAGCGGCACTCCGCTGGTTGGCGGTAAAGTCTTCACTTATGCAGCGGGTACGACGACGCCGCTGGCGACGTATACCGACGCGTCGGCGACAGCGCCGAACACCAACCCAGTCATTCTGGACTCCCGCGGCGAGTGCAATCTGTGGTTCGCTACGGCCACCAGCTACAAAGTAGTTTTGAAAAACGCTACTGACGAACTGCAATGGACCGTCGATAACATTGCGACTTACGGCACCATCGCCAGCCAAAACGCCAACAACGTGGCTATCACCGGCGGCACGGTCACCGGCGTCACAATCACAAGCTCGACTATCACCGGCGACATATCGGGTAACGCTGGCACGGTGACGAACGGCGTTTATCTGACAGCCACCCAGACGCTGACAAACAAGACCATTACTGGTCTGGCCTCGGCGTCAACAGTCAACGACAGCCTCGGCACAGGCTACACCATCGGCTATCGCAGCGTCCCGCAGAGCCTGAACACAACGGCTGCTGCGTCGGACATCGGTAAGCATCTGTTTGTTTCTGCTACCACCACAATTCCTTCGGGCGTGTTTGTGGCCGGTAACGAGTTTCTCGTTGTCAACAGCAGCGGCAGTTCCATTACGCTGACGCAGGGCGCCGGCACGACGTTGCGGCTTGGCGGCACGGCTACCACAGGCAGCCGCACCATCGCCGCTTACGGCGTGGCTAACGTGTTGTGTACCGGCACTGAAACATTCTACGTCACCGGCAACGTAACCTGATAGGACCGGCCCATGCCAATTATCGCAGCAAACATCATTCCTGCTAAGAACATGGAAAACGCGCAGACAACGCAGTATGTGGCGCCAAGCAGCACCACGACTATCATTGACAAGTTCACTGCCACTAACTTCAGCAGCGGCATGGTCAATGTAAGCGTCAACTTAGCAACGGTCAGCGAAGCTACCGGCAACAGCAACCTGATCGTCAAGACGCGGACGCTGCAACCCGGCGAGACGTACACGTTCCCTGAAATCGTAGGCCACATCCTGCCGTCCGGTGGGTTTGTCTCAACGCTTGCGTCAGCGTCATCGGCAGTCAACCTGCGTGCTTCTGGCCGCGAAATTAGCTGATGCAGAATTTCTTACGCATTGCTGACGGACTAAATACAGTTTCAGTCTTACGGGAGTTGGCTACGCAGCCCGACTTGTGGGACCAGAATACCCTTCGCACCATCCACCCTGATACCGCTCACGCCGACGTTAGCGACATTTGGCTATGGTTTAACGAAATCCCTGATGACCCGAACGGCGTCGTTAATGACATCCAGACGGTTGAATATCCTGCGTGGACGCGGCTACCGTCGCTGCGCCGTATGGTGCTGGACCTGATCCACCGTGTCAACGGCGTCCAGCTTGGCCGCTGCATCATTACTAAGTTGCCCCCCGGCGGCCAGATTACGCCGCACGTTGACGGCGGCGCTCCAGCAGAGTTCTACACCCGCTATCAGATTGCGCTTCAGTCGCTCCCCGGCGCGCTGTTTCACAGCGGCGGCGAAACAGTCAACTTCCGCGCCGGCGAAATCTGGTGGGTCAACAATCGCGTAACACATTCTGTTGTAAATAACAGCGCAGATGATAGGATAGTCTGCATTGTAGACATCAGGAGCGCATAATGATCACCGCACAAGTCGAGCCTTACAAGGATTGCCTACCGGAGTTAATGGAGTGTTACGACCATCATTGGGAAGAGTTAGCCCTAAACAAAGATAAGGTGCCGCTTGCGCCGCAGTATGATATTTACGAAGCGCGCGACGACGCAGGGCAACTGATGCTCGTTACGCTGCGCGAAACTGGCCGTTTAGTAGGGTATTTCATTGGTTTTATCGCGCCGGGTCTTCACTATCAAACGTGCCTAACGCTGACGATGGACATCTTTTGGACGCATCCAGACGTGCGAGGTGGATTTAGTGGCGTAAAGCTCTTTCGTTTAGTTGAAAAAGAAGCTAAAAGGCGAGGCGTACATCGTATGTTTTACGGGTCCAAACTTCATAAAGACGCTTCACGGCTGTTTGAGTTTTTGAAAATGGAACCTGTAGAGGTATACTACAGCAAGTGGATCGGGGATTAACATGGTCGCAGCAGCAATAGGGGCAGTCGCCGCAGTAGGCGGGGCGGTAATCTCCGGTAAGGCGTCTAAAAAAGCAGCGGACACGCAAGCAAAAGCTGCTGCGGATGCAACCGCAGCGCAGGAGCGCGCGTCCGCGCTGGCGCTAGAGGCGCAGAAGACAGGCAACGCAGAAGCTGTAGCAGCGGCCCGGGAAGCAGCAGCAGCGGCGCAAGTCGCGCAGGACGCAGCAACTAAGGCAGCACAAGATTTTGCGCGGGCTGAGTATGAAGAAACGCGGGGCGAACTTGATAAAGGCTTTACCGGCGCTGAGAGCGCATACGGTCAAGCCTTTGGCGGGGCGCAGAACGCATACAATCAAGCCTATGGTCAGGCCCAAGGCGCATACGACCGCTCTTACGACGCGGCGCAAGGCGCGTATGACACGGCGTTTACTGGCGCCCAAGGCGCATATGACCAAGCGTACCAGCGTCAGGGTGACTTTCAAAACCCATATATCCAAAGCGGCCTAACCGCCCAAAACCAGATCATGCAGCTTATGGGCCTCGGCGGCGACACCGGCGCTGCTGACTACGGCCAGTATGCCCGCGCTTTTGGCACACAACAATTTGAGCAAGACCCCGGCTATGCTTTCCGTCAATCGGAAGGAATGAAGGCGTTAGAGCGCAGCGCATCGGCGCGTGGCGGTCTGCTGTCCGGCGGCGCTATGAAAGGCATCCAGCGGTTCGGTCAAGACTTAGCCAGCCAAGAATTCGGCAACGCGTTTAACCGCTACCAAACTGAGCGCGCAGCGCGTCTGGGTACGCTAGGTTCTCTGTCTGGTGCAGGCCAATCGGCATCCAACATTATGACCGGCGCCGCAGGGCAATACGGCTCACAGACCGCTGGAAATGCTTTGGCGCGCGGACAAGCTACGGCGCAGAACGCGTTGAACCGCGGCGAAGCTACCGCTGCAACCGCTTTGGGTCTCGGACAAGCAACCGCGGGAACCAATTTGGGTTTGGGTCAGGCGATGGCTGGAACTTCTCTTGGCCGCGGCAACGCAATGGCCGGCAACGCTGCCAACTATTACGGCACCCAAAGCGGTCTTGCGCTGGGCCAAGGCCAGAACATCGCACAAAACCAGTACAACATAGCGGACGCCGTTTCGCGTGGCGCGCAGAACATAGGCAACGCTGCTTCGCAGAGCGCGTACAATGTCGGCAACGCTCAGGCACAAGGCGCCCTAGGCGCCGGTCAAGCTCGTGCGTCCGGCTATATCGGACAAGCTAACGCACTAACAAACGCTTTGGGCCAAATAGGTGGGTATGCAATGCAATACCCAGCGCAGAGCGCCATGCGGGCGGAAAACGCTGCGATGAACAACGCCATGCTGGGGTATTACCAGCGCGGCAATCGCGCGGGTACGACCGGCGCTGCTGCTGCACCTTCAACGGTTATGCAGGGCTATAACCCCTTTGCGTATAACCCCGACAGAACAATTTGACACGTAAAGGCGTAATCGCATGGCAAACCAAATGATAGCCCTTCAAGCGCGCGGACCGCAGCTTCCCGATCCGTCTAAGCTGACGGCACAGTACGCGAATATGCTGAACATGACGGCGCAACGGCGCACGGCTGAACGTCAAGGTATGCAAGCGCAGCAGGCGATGGACATTAACGCCGCGCAAGAAGAGCGCGCAGCGGCTCTGCACACACCCGCATTAGCCGAAGCCGGCGCTAAAGCCTCAGCCGCCGAACTTAAGACGGCTTTGGAGTTTAACGCTTTTGTTTACACGGCGCTGTCGGACTCCGACTCACCTCAGCAAGTAGCTGCGGTTGCAAGTCGTATTGCCAGTCTACCTCAGTTCCAATCGCAGATGTACCAAGGAACGCTATCAGACGCCGTAGCGTCTATGCCGCAAGACCCTGAGCAGTTTATGGCGTGGAAAGAAAACACTAAAGCTAAGACGCTGACCGCCGCGCAGCAAATGGAACAGGAATACATAAAGCAAACCACCGGCACTGAAGAGCGCCTTGTAGGCGTGTCGAAATATCGCCGCGGTCCTGCAACGGAAGTACCCGGCTCACGTATTCAAGTCGCTGAAGGTATGCAGTATATTGAAGATGACCGAGGTAATATTAGGGCGGTACCTAAAGAGAAGCCCGGCAGCTTTGGCACACCGGCGCCTGCCGTTGGCACACCATCATCAATGGGCGCACCGGGGCGCGGTAACACTGCTGACGTTGTGTACGGTTTTGGAGAATATGGTTCGCCGTCAAAGCCCCTTAGCACAATGCGTATGGGCGATGTCCAAAAATTCCAGAAAGAACTTATCAATAAAACTCGCGGTAAAGTTGGGGCTGGCCCTAACAAGGGTACGGGCGCTGTCGGCACATACCAATTTACCTATGAAACTCTTCAAGATATGGCACCCAAAGTATTTGGTGCTAACTGGCGCGACAAACCTTTTACCGCAGATGCTCAAGAGCAGCTTGCAAAAGCACTTTATGAGGAACGCAAAGGCGGCAATCTTAAAGACACTTGGGCGGGTCTACCTAGCAACCGTCCGGGGCAGTACACAAACGTGCCTTGGGAGCAAGTCCGCGATAAAATCATCCGCGTCGAAAGCGGCGGCGGCCCTCGCCGGACGCCTACAGGTCGAGCTGGCGCCCCCGCCAGCGGCGAACCGCCAATCGTAATCGCTGGTTCAGGCGAAAAAGCCAAGCCCTCGACAGAGGGTGAGCGTCGGTTTGGAACTATCAGTCGCCAGATGCGTACCAACCTTAAAGGGGCCGTTGAGATTCTTCAAACAAATCCAGAATCTATTCGGCCTACTGGGACAGAATACGCCGCGTCGCAAATTCCGTTTTACGGTGAAGAGGCTCGGTTGTTTGCAGAAAGCGAACCGCGTCAACAGTTTGTCGCAACTATCTTGCGTTTTCTTGACAACATCACGTTTGTCAACACCGGCGCCGGTACATCTAAAGAGCAAGAAGCCAACTACCGTCGGTCATATATTCCGACGTACCAAGACACCCCCGCGTCGGCATACCGTAAGTTGGTCGCTATGGCGGATTTTGCGAAGAACGTCAAAGACGCCGCTGGCGTTATGTGGACGCCTGAATTAGACGCCGACTTCAACGCGCTGACGAAGGCGATTGGGAAATTAAACCCAAAAGGCGCAGCAACCACCACCACCACTACGCAGCGTAGGACGCCGGTTACATCTAGCGGTGGGTGGGGTAAAGCTAAAGTGATAGGTAACTGATGCCAACATATGAAATGAGAGCGCCTAACGGGCGCACCTACCGCATCACTGGCCCTGCCGGCGCGACAGACGCACAAGTCCGAGCTAAAATTCTGGAGCAGTTTCCGGAATCAGGCAAACGGCGTGCCGCGCCGCGTAACCGTGGCACGGGTATTGGTGCGGTTGATACGGCGCTCGACAACATTAACGAAATACTAATTGGCGTGCCTGAAGGCGCGTACAATCTCGCGGCTATGGTTACCGATCCTATATCTGGAATGATTTTCGGTGAGGACGCAGTAAAGCAGGCGCAGGCGCAACGCCGTGCAGCTACCGATAAAGTATCCCGTACTTTCGTAACGCAGCCGCGCCCGCTTGCCCGTGATCTTGGCCGGTCAATAGCGCCAGCAGGCGCCGTTTCGCGCGCCGCTACTATGGCGGCGCCCGTGGTATCAAAAATACCTGTAGTCGGCGACGCCGCGTCAAAGGTTTTAACTTCTACTGCATCGGGCGGCATCGGCGTAAAGGGTGGTTCGCGTGCAGGCCGCGTAGCTTTACGCGCAGCCGGCGGCGGCACTTCGGGCGCAGGCACTGCGGCTTTGATGGGGCAAGACCCCGGCGAAGGGTTCTTGTACGGCGCGGGCATACCTATTCTTGGCTCTATTATAAAGCGGATCGGCGGGAAAGCAGTCGATCTTAGGCGGATGCCAGCGGTTAAAGCCGGTCAAATTATTCGTGAGTCTTTGGGTAAAAACGTCGATGCAGCAAAAGCTGCGTTTGCAAAATTATCACCCAGCGATCAACGTCTAGCGCAGCAGGTTCTAGTCAGCGCCGGTGTAGAGCCTAGCCCGTTTTTTGGCATAGGTAAGATTGTCGCGCGCGAAATCGACCCTGACACTCCTGCACGTATATTGGCGCAACAAGAAGCGGCGCGCACTGGTCGGCTAGCTGAAGCCGCTGGCGGCGCTACAATGGAAGATATACGTGCTGCGGTACGTGGTGAACGCGCCGCAGTCACTCAGGGCGTAGCGCCGTTACGCGAAGAAATGTACCGCCGCGCGGGCTACGCCAATGAGTTTGTCCCCGCTAAGTTAGGCGAAGCCGCCGATTTAGAAAGGCTGGCCGCAGAGCAGTCAGGTCTTAACCGCCGTATGACTGAGGGGGCTATAGGCGCTGAAACGCGGCTAGGCCAGATGGACGACTTGGGCGACCCCTTTGCGGCAGAAGCAATTAACCGCCAACGCGGTATCGCAGGTACCATGACGCAGCGCGGCGAACAGGCGGGGCTAAAAGCCATAACTGCTCGCGAACGCGCCGGCGATATATTTGATGAAGTTGATAGTTTAGCTGCTGAAGGCATACGGCCTATGCGCGCGGCTGACCTTATATCTTCGTTGCAGCGCAAAATGGCTGACCCCGAAATTCTGCGTGGATCAGTAGAAGAGGGCGCAATAAAAGGCGTCATTAGGCAGCTTGAAAAAGCCACCGACGCAAACGGTATGCTTAACCCTAAAGCGTTAGGTAAAATTCGCCGCTCAGGCATCAACAATATTGTTAATAAACTGTCCGTGCAAATGGGCGGCGCCCCATCGCGCACAGGTACGCCTGAAGCAGCGCAAGAAACCGTGTTAGAGCTTCGTTCGCTAATAGACGATACGCTACGACGCGGCGGCGGCGGCAATCTTGTAGATGAATTTTTACAGAAGTCTGAACAGGGCTATGCCGCCGTTAATCGCGGCGAAGTAGCCGGCGAGGCGTTTCGACTATATAAACAAGACCCAACTGGTACAGAGTTTCGCGCTTTGGTCGGCGGCGACCGCCCCAAAGTTGTCGGAAAAATTATGGGTGGCGGCCCAGAAAACGAAAAGATTGCTAATGCGTTTGCGGGCGATCCTAGGCGGTTGGACGCACTTAAAATGTCAGCCGACGAACTGCAAAATCTTAACCGCATGAATGAGTTAGCATCGCTTGGTGAGACCGCTGGCGGCAACCTTTTAACTAAAGAACAGCCCGGCTATCTGTCTCGCGGTATCCGCGGCGTTGTCGGCGCCAAATTCCCTGCCGTCGCTTTTGCAGGCCAAGGGCTTAACCAAGTCCAACGCGCCATCATGTCGCCAAAAGTGCAGCAAGAGTTAGCGCAAGCATACCAGAGCGGACCTAACATGGCAGCCGCTATGAACGAATTTCCGACCGCGGTGCGTGTGTCTGAGCAAGTCCAGCAGATAAATCCAACGGCGCGTAATGTCATGGCGCAACAGTTTGGGCCGACGCCGACAATGGGTGAAGAATTTGACTTTCCTGAGTTTGATCCGGAATCCGGTGAGCCGCTGATAGATATTGATTACTCCGAAGGGTATCCTGTGCCGATATACGGCAGGGTGTCCCGCAACATGATGAGACGCTAAACCATGACAACCATCGACCAGACCCAAGCACAACTTAACACGCACGAACAGGTCTGCGCGTTCCGGTACGAAAGTATCTGTGCGCGGATGAAGCGCATTGAGAGCGTTGGCATGACTGCGGCGGGGACGATCATTATGCTGTTGATTGGCATATTGTTAAGCGTGCTGCAAAAGGGCGTCTAAGGAAGTCGTATGCGTGTAGTCAGCGTACTACTGGCGGTGCTGTTGCTGGCGGGCTGCGAAGACCGCTACCGCTACGACTGCCAAGACCCTGAAAACTGGCAGGACGAACTCTGCAAGAAGCCGCGCTGCATCGCTATGGGCTACTGCACCGAATGGCTGATAAATACAGGCGAAGAAGAGCATGAAGCCCACTAGCGAATGGTCGCCAGAAGAACTGCTGCGGTTCATCGTCGGCATCGTGCTGTCGCTGACGTTGACGTTCATCGTTGCGACCGTGCTGTACTCGTTGGTGTTTGTGTCGCAGCCGATGGAAGGGCAGTCGCCCAACGACGCTGAGTTTTTCAAGTTGATTAACCCGATAGCGACGTTCATTGTTGGCGCGTTGGCAGGACTTATGGCCGGGCAGGGCAGCGGGGCCATGCAAAAGAAGAAGGATAAAGAAGATGAGCTTCCTGAGTAGTTTTGAAAGCAAGAGCAGCGGCGTCAACGACACCGTCGAGTTTGTCGTGCGTGTGGCAATCGTCACGCTGTCGGCTGTTATACTTGTCGTTGTGCTGGCGCTTGTCGCCGGTCTGTTCATGCCGAACGAAATCGTAGACAGCGCAGCCGTCCTTGAGATGGTCAACCCTGCGTTCCAGACAATCATCGGCGCGTTCGTCGGTCTGCTAGGCGGCCTGAGCCTTAACGCCAACGCCCGCGACAAAGAGCCAGAGCCAGAAGCGCCTGCGCCAGAGCCAGAAGAGCCAAAGGCGTATGACGATCCGAACGGCACTGTCTTTATCGACACGCCTGATGAGGATGATGACGACGACATGGCGCCATGGGAGAAGTACCGCAACGACCTGCGCTACGACGCCAACGGCGACGGCGTGGTTGATGCGAATGACTTTCCTGATTGGCGGAGTGCTGGCAAATGAGCCTTGTAAACCTACAAAAGAAAATTGGAGTGACCGCTGATGGTGCATTTGGTCCGGGTACATTTAAGGCGGCTGCGGCTTTTTATAAACTATCACCTGATCGGGCTGCACATTTCTTTGCTCAAACGGCGCATGAAAGCGGCGGCTTCAAAGCGTTCAGCGAGAACCTGAACTACGGCGCGAAGGGACTGCGCGGCATCTTCCGTAAGTACTTCCCGACCGACGCACTAGCCCGTGCTTACGAGCGTAAGCCTGAGAAGATTGCTAACCGCGTGTACGCTAACCGCATGGCAAACGGCGACGAAGCGTCCGGCGACGGCTGGAAGTACCGCGGACGCGGTGCGCTCCAACTGACAGGCAAGGCTAACTACCAAGCCTTTGCGGATTACATCGGTCGCCCAGACGTAATGACCAACCCAGACCTTGTAGCTGGTGAACTGTGCTTTGAAAGCGCCCTTTGGTTCTTCGACAAGAACAAGCTGTGGTCAATCTGCGATCAAGGTACCGGCGACGCTGCAATCCTTGCGCTGACAAAGCGCATCAATGGCGGCACGCACGGCCTCGACGACCGCAAACAGAAAACCAAGAGATATGCTTCTTGGCTGTAAGGAGAGTAACATGAACTTGAAGAACCTCATCACGAAGATTGCCGTGAAAGAAGCTGCCGGCAAAATCATGCCGATGGACCCCGCACCGAAGGCGCCCCTTGGTTGGAAAGCCAGACTAGCCGCGGCGCTTGCCATCATCGGCGCAGCCGCTACGGCGCTGTCCCAGTATCTAGCTTAGGTTCGCCTAGCCATCATACGCCCGATCAATATAACCATCGGGCCTAAGTCTTCTGGTGATTGCCCTGCCTTGAGCATGGCAATCACCATTTCTAATGCTTCAGCGGTTGCCGCTGCATGGTCTGTCATTTCTTCAGCCCTTTCAAAAGTTCGTCGCGCTCCCGCGCCGTCCGCAGCGCAGAGTAACGCTGGTGCAATCGCCGGGCGAGGGCGGGGCGCTTGTGCGTCTTCAATTCAGCGTCCAGCGCCGCCTTCAGCTGCTCTTCCGTAAGGTCGGACAGCACGGCAATCATCGACCGCCAGTTTAATTTACTCATTTTTCAATTCCTCTAAGGCTATGTCGGACACCGCACGCTTGTCGTGCAGCGCCGCCCATATGCGTTCGTCAATACTCTTCTCGGTCAGCATCACATAGACCCACACGTCTTTGGTCTGGCCGCTGCGGTGCAGGCGCCCGACCGTCTGCTCGTACAGTTCCAGCGACCACGGCAGCGACAGGAACACCATGTGGCAGCCGCCATGCTGTAGGTTCAGGCCGTGGCCTGCCGACTTAGGGTGCGCCAACAGCAGTTCGACTTCGCCGCGGTTCCAGCGTTCGATGACGTTGTCGTCGTCCATCGTCTGCGCGTGCGGGAAACGGCGCTTTAGTTCCGCCAACTCTTCCTGATACGTATAGGCGATGATGGTGTTGGCCCGCTGGTTTTCCGCCAGCAGTTCTTCCAGCCGGTCGAACTTGTGGCGGCTGAACCAGATGGACGGCGTGCCAGCGTCGCGGTTGTAGACGAAGCCTGACGCCATCTGTTGCAGCTTGGTCGTCACCGACGCTGCGTTCTGCGCTACAATCTGGTCATCGCCGAAGCGCACGACATACTCGCGTTTCATCTTATCGTATGGCTTGCGGTCGTCCAGCGCGACGCGCACCTCTGTAACATGACAGGGCGGCAGCTTGTCCTTGTATTCGCCCGGCTCCAGCACGAACGTCGCAGGGCGGATGCGCTGCATGACTTGCTCCAGCGCGCCGGCTGCTGGAACCCATTGGCCGAAGTCGCGGTTGGTGCAGATGAAATACTGCTGCATGAACGCGCCCTTGGCGCGGCCCAGCAGTGACTGGTCAATTATCTTGCACTGGCCGAAGACATCCTCAAGCCCGTTCGACGTGAACGAGCCTGTCAGTCCCCAGCGCACCTTGACGTTAGCCAGCAGCTTTTCCAGCGACTTGAAGCGTTTGCCGCTGGGGTTTTTTAACCGCGTTAGTTCGTCGAACACAATTCCGTCGAAGCTGGATAAATCCTCTAGCTTATCTAGGTTGTCATAGTTAATGACCACCACACTGGCATCGCTCTGAAGTGCTGCGGCACGTTGCGACGGCGATCCGACAGCCAGAGCAGGGACGACGCCAGACCATTTTGGTGCTTCCACCGGCCACACATCCGTGCAGACACGCTTCGGTGCTACCACCAGCCAGCGTTTGACGTACCCGTCGCGCAGCATCTCATCCATCGCCGTCAAGGTAATGGCTGTCTTGCCCGCACCGACAGGCGCAAGGATCATGGCGCGGTCGCGCTCATACAGAAACGTCGCAGCCTGCTGCTGGTACGGTCTTAGCTGAAGCGTTTGAGCCATGCGTCCACATCCTCTACTGACCACAGGCAGGCGTAATGCTGCTTGGTGTGTGTCATCTCATCGGCAAAGATACGCTGCAACGCAGACAGACGCCCGCCAGCTTTCTTTAGTTCTATGAACCAAGCCTCACCGTTGGGCATACAGGCGATGCGGTCGGCCACACCGATCTGCGTAACGCTGCGAAACTTATAGGCAAAGCCGCCCAATGCGCGGACGCGTTTGCAGAAATACCGCTCTATCTCTTTCTCAGTCATGCCAAAACGCTACTCCAAAATTTTTTGCATTTCAAGCCTTGCATCAAATTTTGTTGTCTGTATGGTGGGGGTCCAAACAGTAAAGTGAGGTACAATAAAATGTCTGAGAATTTTCGCCGTGCCACCCGCAGTCTTGTGGAAATAGGTAAAGAGCTGGCTTTTATATCTAAATGTATAGAAGATATTCAACTGCCGCATAACGCAACCGCAGCTACAGCAACCATACGCGCCCGCGAAGCACGTACCGCTGCTATGCGTATGTCGAGGCAATTCGGGTATGTTGCGTATATTCTCATGGGCCTCGATGAGCAGGAGACCGAATAATGCAGCACAGTAAGATAGTCGGCGGCTCTACCGCCAAGCGCGTCATCGCCTGCCCCGGCAGCGTGGCGCTGGTGGACACCATGCCACCGCAGCCCAGTAGCAGCTACGCCGACGAAGGCACGCTTTTGCATGATGCAATCGCAAAAGTATTGGAGACTGACTGCGATCCGTACAGTTTAATTGGTATGACATACGCTAGTAGCGTACTGACCGAAGCATTGATTGATGACAAGCTGGTACCGGCGCTGCGCGCGCTCGACGAAATAGACCCTGAAGGGGATATGATTTATGAAGTCGAAAGTCGTGTGGGCTTTGCAAATTACACGCCTGAAGTATTTGGTTCTACGGACTTGCTTGGCAGCATTGGTAATAGAGCAATTGTTCTGGATTGGAAGTTTGGCGACGGTGTTGCCGTCGAAGCGGAAGAAAACTACCAGCTAATGTTCTACGCGGCTGCCGCTATGCGGACGCCCGCGACATCGTCGATATTCCATGATGCGGATGAAATTGAACTAATCATTGTACAACCCCCGTTTGTTAAGCGTTGGGTAACAACGCACGAACGTATCGCAGCGTTTGAAAGTGACCTGTTTCGCGCTATCAACACCGCATTGAAGCCAGACGCGCCGTTGGCGTCAGGCGACCATTGCAAGTGGTGCGCGGCGAAGCCGGTCTGTCCTATCATGACAGGCGCTGTAGACCGTGCGCTGAAGGCCAAGCTGGAAGCGTTGCCGGTCGAACAGATCGCACACTATCTGGAACAGGCGCCGCTGATTGAAGGGTTCATTAAGGACTTGCAGCAGTTGGCGCATGGGCTTCTGGAAGAGGGGCAGAAAGTCCCCGGCTGGAAGCTGGTCAACAAACGCGCCACAAGACAGTGGACAAATGAAGATAAGGCTGTAGCTTTCCTAACAGGTGTTGGTGTAGAAGCGTGGGGCGACCCCAAGCCGCTGTCACCAGCCCAAGCGGAAAAGGCTTTGAAGAAAGCCAAAATAGAATTGCCGGCGGACTTAGTTGTCGCCGTCTCCAGTGGCTCTACCCTTGCGCCGGAAAATGATTCCCGGCCAGCGGTTTTGCAAATCGGACAGACGCTTACCAAAGCTATGTCTAAAATCCAGTAACAGAAAAGGTACAGTACAATGTCGAATATCACTACTTTTGGCGGCGCTAACTTGCCGTCCGTTCAGTCCCTCTCAGGCGCGCTGCGCTCCATCCAATCGGAAGTTGCGCCGGGTGGCACAGTCATCCTGAAGATGGACAAGACAGGCCATTGGGTTTTCGGTGCAGACCAGACCGAAGTTGAGGACGGCAGCCTGTGGGCAGCTAATCCGTTCTCGTTCGTGCATGGCTACATCGCATGGGGCAAAGGCGAAGTGCTGGCTGAAAAGCTGGTGCCGGTGTCAGAGCCGCTGCCACAGCTTGACCCTGCGCCATCGGGTGCAGAACGCGGCTGGGAAATGCAAGTCGGCATGATGCTGGTTTGCACGAACGGCGAAGACAAGGATATGCAGGCGCGCTTCACGGCTACGTCAGTCGGCGGCAAGCGTGCAGTGCAGGCGTTGGCTGTTGCCATCGCCGATCAGGTCGAGAAAGACCAGAACAAGCCAGTGCCGTTGATCGAACTGAAGTCTGAGCATTACCAGCACAAGACCTATGGTCGCATCTATACGCCTATCTTTGACATCGCCGATTGGGTGTCAATGGACACCGCTTCGGTTGAAGAAGCAGAGGACGCGGAGTTGGAAGTCGCCGCTGAACCTGAAGCCGCTGATGGTGCGCGTCGTCGTCGTCGCGTAGTATAACAGGGTGCGAAAGCCGGGGCGTGTTGGCGTCCCGGCGAGTAGCGGAAGAGTGAGAACTTCATGTCTAAATTATGGGTCGACTTTGAGACGCGCAGCCGTTGCGACCTTCGCAGCCGCGGCGTGTATAATTACGCGCAGGACGCCAGCACCGACGTGCTGTGTATGTCCTACGCATTTGATGACGAAGACGTGCGGACGTGGCTCCCTAGTGAGCCTTTCCCGCAAGCCGTCCGTGACCACAAGGGGCTGGTATACGCGCACAACGCAGCGTTCGAGCGCCTGATATTCTGGTATGTCCTTCAGGTAGACTTCAAGCTGGAGCAGTTCTACTGCACCGCAGCGCAGGCCCGCGCCAACTGTGCGCCGGGCAGCCTTGAGGATGTGGGCCGCTTCGCTGGCGCTACCATGAAGAAAGACCATCGCGGCAGTCAGCTAATCCGTGCGCTGTCCATCCCGCAGCCCGACGGCACATTCCGTGAAGACGCGGCGCTGATGCAGGAGATGGTCGATTATTGCGAACAAGATGTCAGGGCCATGCGCGCTATCGCGCAGGCGCAGCGTCCGCTGTCGGCTGATGAGTTGGCCGACTATCACACCAACGAGCGCATCAACGACCGCGGCGTCCTGCTTGACAGGCCGCTGGCGCAGGCGGCTGTGCGTTACGCTGAAACTGAACTGACTGAGATACAATCCATCGTCGCAGAGGTGACGCACGGCGAGATTAAGTCCGTTCGCAGCCCGAAGATGAAGGATTGGGTGTTAGCTAGGGTAGGGCCACAGGCGCTTGAACTGGCGACCGTGATGAAGGATGGCGTCGAGAAGCTGTCCATTGACAAGAACGTGCGCGCCAACTTACTCGTGTTGGCAGAGGAGAACCCAGATGAAGTCCCGGCGGAAGTTGCAGAAGTCATCCAGTGCGCGGACGATCTGTGGGCATCGTCCGTTGCGAAGTTCCAACGTGCAGCGGCGCTTGCTGATGAGGAAGATTTTCGCGTTAGAGGAGCGTTCGTATTTGCTGGAGGCAGTGCTACTGGACGCGCTTCATCATTTGGGCTTCAGGTCCATAACTTCCCCCGCAAGTGCGCCGCCGACCCTGCATTAGTGCGGCAGGCTATGGTGCGCGGCCACAGCATCGTTCCTGAACATGGTCGCCGTGTGACGGACGTGCTGAAGGGTATGCTACGCCCTGCGCTAATGGCCGACAAAGGCAAGCGGCTGGTCGTCGCTGACTGGGCCGCTATCGAAGCGCGGGTTACGCCGTGGGCGTCCAACAGCACCTTTGGCGCGAGCAAGCTGGACATCTTTGCCAAGGGTGAGGACGTATACAAGCACAACGCTATGGCGACCTTCCATGTCGGTTATAACGACGTTGACAAAGACCAGCGCCAGATCGGTAAGGTTCAAGAGTTGGCGTGCGGCTTCGCCGGCGGCGTAGGAGCCTTCGCCAGCATGGGCCGCATCTACGGCCTGATGATGTCGGAGAGCGACGCAAAGCGCATGGTGGACGCATGGCGCAGGGCTAACAAGTGGGCTGTGCCTTACTGGTCTGGTCTTGAGGAAACCTATATGCGCGCCATGCGGAACAAGGGCCGCGAGTTCACCATTGGCCGCGTCACATATTTATTTGATGGACTGCATCTTTGGTATGCCCTTCCGTCTGGCCGTGTGTTATGTTATCCTTTCGCCCGCTTCGATGAGAAGGGCGACCTGACCTATGCCAAGGCTTCATGGAAGCCAGCCGCAGACGCTAAGGAATGGCCTAGGGCGCGGCTATGGCGCGGTCTGGCGTGTGAAAATATCACGCAGGCTGTCGCTAACGACTTGCTGCGCCACGCCTTGCGTCAGTTAGATGATGTAGTTTTGCACATCCACGATGAAATCGTCTTGGAAGTGCCAGAAGATGACGCAGAGGCCGCCGCAGCGCGGCTGGTGCAGATTATGTGTGAGCCGCCACCTTGGGCGTCGGGGCTACCCCTGAATGCAGAAGTGGCAATTATGGAACGATACGGCAAATAAGGAGCAAGCGATGAGTGAGGATCGCAAGAAATTCATAGAATATATAACTGGCTTGGCGACGGACAACGTCGGCGAGACAGCCCTTGTTGTGCGGCAGAAGCCGCAGCACGACAGCGACGGCAACCTGATATATCACGCAGACGGCGTGCCGAAGGCGACGTTCCCTGCGTTCCTGCCAGAAAAGACCCGCATGAAAGAAGGCGAGGCATGGTATGTCAACACAGGCTCGTTCATCGTTGACCGCTTTGTAGACGGCAAGCCTGCCGCCAAGGCCAGCAACGTCGAGTATGTGCTGTTCATGATGCTGGATGACGTTGGCACGAAGTCGAAAGAGCCGCCGCTTAAACCGACATGGGTGCTGGAAACCAGCGAAGGTTCGTTCCAGTGGGGCTACGCGTTCAGCGAACAGCCACGCAAGGGTGACTTTTGCGCTGCCATCAAAGCGATTGCCGATGCGGGCTACACTGATCCCGGCGCGACTAACGCCGTCCGCAACTGTCGTATCCCCGGCAGCGTCAACCTGAAGCGCGGGCGCAATAACTTTCCTGCACGGCTGGTCGAGTTCCACCCTGAGCGTGAGTATACGCTGGACGAAATCTGCGAGGCGCTGGACGTTACGCCAGAGGAAGGCGACACAGCCGAATATAAAGCCGTGCAGTTGCGCGACACTGGCCTTGACAACGTCCTGACATGGCTTGCGGACAACAACTTAGTCCTTAGCCATCCTAACGCTGACGGCTGGTGCGGCATCGTCTGCCCTAACCATGACCAACACAGCGACGGCATGATCGAAGCGCGCTACAAGCCGCTGGATCGTTCGTTCTGCTGCTATCATGGGCATTGCCAATACATAGACAGCCGCACCTTTCTTGATTGGGTAGCCAATGAAGGTGGCCCGAAGGTAACGCCGGGCTTGCGGGACGAACTAATCGCGGAGCGCATGGCGTCGATGTATGACAAGATAGCGCCAACCGAAGCCTTCCCCGATGAAGCCGCAGCGCGTGTGCGTGAGGTCGAAAAGAAAGAAGCCGGACGGCTGGAACAAAGCGAGTGGTTCGAGCGTTTCGCTTATATACAGTCCGATGACTGCTATTTTGACATGGTGACGCGTCAAGAGATAGCCCGCAACGTCTTCAACGCCCTGTTCCGTCACGTTGACTGCCGCTCCATCCATAAGAAGACGCAGCGCATACAATCGTCCATCTATTTTGACGAGCGCCGGCAAGATCGCGGCGCGCCTGCATTGGCTGCCGTGACGTTTGCCGCTGGCGATGACGTGCTGGTGACGCGTGACGGGCTGGTCTACGGCAACCGCTGGACGGACGCACGCCCCGACGTGTCGGGCAGCGATAAGATTGCAGACCATGACGTTGAGCCTTGGCTACAGCATTGCCGCAATCTGGTGTCGGACGATGTCGAGTTAGACCATATCCTTGACGCTATGGCGTTCAAGATACAGAACCCTAACATCAAGATTAACCATGCCATTCTGATAGGCGGCGATGAAGGCGCGGGTAAGGACAGTATGTTCCAGCCGTTCCTGTGGGCGCTTGGCGGTAAGCATTGGCGCAATCGGTCAGTCATTGAGGCCGGCGGGTTGGACAGCCAGTGGGGTTATGCGCTTGAGGCTGAGGTTGTCATCCTGAACGAGCTAAAAGAGCCAGAGGCGCGCGAACGTCGCGCTATGGCTAACAAGCTAAAGCCGCTGATTGCTGCGCCGCCTGAAACGCTGTCGGTCAACCGCAAGGGTATGCACCCTTACGAGTTGGTCAACCGCCTGATGGTGGTTGCCTACACGAACGATCCGCTGCCTATCACGCTGCCGACGCAGGACAGGCGTTGGTTCTGCGTGTGGACGCGCGCGCCGCGTATGTCAGCGCCAGCGGCCAAGGCGCTGTGGGGCTGGTATGAGAATGGCGGCTATGAGAAGTGTGCCGCTTGGCTGCACCAGCGCGACGTGTCGGCGTTTAACCCTGCCGCTGCGCCGCCAGTGACCGAATGGAAGCTGAACATGGTCGAGCATGGCATGAGCGTAGCGGAAAGCTACCTTGTGGACATGATGCGGGTGAAGTCGGGCGTGTTTGCGAGTGGTGTCATCGGTGGGCCTTTCCATCGCATCTGTGATGCGCTGGCGGTCAACGTCCCTGCGGGCGTGAAGATACCGCAGGCGGCGCTGCTACACGCGCTGAAGGAAGCTGGCTGGGTTGATATGGGACGGCTCAACTCGAAAGATTATGTGAACAAGAAGCATATCTTTGTCGCGCCAGATTTGGTTAAGAAATACAACAAGGCAGACTTGCGCCGCATGGCAGAGGAATTGCCGAAGCCAAGCACGATGTCGAACTTAGGCAAGAATTGACAACCATTTGGTTGCAATGATATAGGTTGCAGGTCGGTGTGCTCCGCTGGCTTGATTAAACCCCTGCTTGTGTGCCTCACTCCACAAGCAGGGGTTTTTTATTGTCTGTTACCGCAGTCGGGTAACTGTCAGCTTGTCACCCTTGGAGCGCGTCATGTAGCGGCGCTCTGTCCGCTCGTTCTGGTTGTGTGCTGCGCGGCGTAGGAGGTCTTTGTCGCGTTCGGTTGGCGTGTCGAACACACGCACCTCACCAACAGCCATTGCGTTTATGCCGTGCTTAGATTTGCGTGTGTCAGAACCGAATATCATTATCTTAACCTTGTGATGAATGTGACGCCCTCAACAGTGCGGCACTTAAATGCCTTCCCGTTCCTGATGCCGTATTGCGAGACGTTGCGGCTGGTGCGCTTGGCATCGCCGCGCTTGGCGGCTGGCATGGTGCCAACCTCGCCAACCTCTAGCGCCCCCATTGGGTAAATCATCGGCCTCATTTCAACAGCCCCCGTGCGACGCAGGCTTGGCGCAGATGCTCCGGCCTATAGCCCCAAACGCGGTAGTGCTGGCCGTAGGTCTGGCAGACACGCGACAAATGTTGCTCATGTTGCCGCAGTTCGGCCTTGAGGCGCTCGTGCTTTTCGATGGCGCGCGCGGCGACGCGTAGCAGGTCTAGTTCAGGGTCAATGTCCTTTTCGTCATCATCAATAGACGGATCAATCACTTTAATCTCAAACATGGTTCGGTGTCCTTTACAGTTCTATTGTTGTGGTGGGCTTGGGGCGCTTGTCTTTCTTGACGTAGCGGCCTGTCTTGGGGTCGCGCTGCACAGCGTTGCGCTTCCAGTGCAGCAGCTCGGCACTATCGCGCAGCCATGCCTTGCGCCACCATTCGCCTGACTGATGCGTCAGCCATAGGGCGTAAAGTGTCAGGGCTTCTATCGCTAAGAGCGTGATGATTGCTATTTGTTCGTGTGTCATTTTAATCCTCCAGCATTAAAGTTAATAGGAACAGCGCGGCTCCACAAAGCAGCGCCGTCATTCGGCCATATCGTCCCGTAGGGCGTTATTTTCAGCGACTAGGCGGTCATACAGTATCTGTAACGCTTCTAGCTCCTCTTGTGCGTCTGTCAGCGCGCTCAGGCGCTCACCTAGCACTAGGGCTAGGTCATTGTCGCAATAGCGCGCGGCGTCGGCCAATGCGGTATCGGATAGCATCCGAAAGTATGTGCGGTCTTGTGTCATTGGTCAGGCTCCTTTTGCTTTTGTGATTGCAGTTTCGATAGTGTCGCGGACTGCCAGCCATTTTGCGCGGTCAACGTAGCTGCATTTGTCTATATATGCGGATGCGTCTTCCAGCGCAGCCAGCATCTCGCTGTAACTGTCCTGCATCGCCAAGATTGCGGTGAGGTTCTCCACACTGTCGTCGTATAGCTTGCCCTCCGTGTTCACGGCGTTGCCCATCAGGACGCAGTCGCGGTTAGCTAGTAACTCACGCACTGTTCTAAAGGGTGTTAGGTCGTTTCTCATTATGCTGCCTCCTCGAGCCGCGCCTCAATCGTCGCTAGCTTGTCCTTTAAGTCCGCCAGAGCGTCCCGCGCCTCGCCTTCCGCATCGTGCAGTAGGTCGCAAACGTCAAAGAACGCCTCCTGCACCATTACGATTGTGTTCCGTTTGATTGCGTCCGTCATGCGTCTGCTCCTGTTGGCGCGTAATGATCGCGCAATGCGTCCCAATCGACGACGTTAAGGTCAAGCATATCCCATATGAAACCGGCGGTAGTGCTATCCTTGCCGATCAGATCGTAAACATATTCTTCGACCATATCGCGCAGATATTCAGGGGAGAAGTCAAAGCCATCCTCCGCCAATTCTGCCCAATGGTCACCGAACCATAGGCCGACTGTCCATGTGGCGGCATTGCGCCATCCGTTGCACGTTGTATCTGTCATATTGAACTATCCTTTATTTTACTGTTGTTGGCACTAGCGCCATGAATGCCGCGCAGTGTGAGCCGCGCGGCTAACATGGGGTTAGGCCCCTTTTGCTTGGTCAAGAGCCGAACAGGCTTTTTCATACAACTTGTCTAATTCGACCCATGCATCGGGCGTCATCTCGCCGGCATTTGCCAGCGCGCCGGTCCATGTTTCGTAACCTTCCAGCGCTGCGACAAGTTTGGCTATGACGCTTTCAACTTCGGATAGGTCACGCGCAACAGACGCCATGCGGGAATGATCGGATGCTTGCAGCGTCATGACGGCGTAACCTAGGCTACCTTGTGCGTCGCGGATGATGTCGGTAATTGGGTATGTCATATCAATTTACTCCGAATAGTAGGTGGTCAAGGGTTAGCGCCGCGATGATATACACCGCGAACGCTAGGTTCTGGATTGCAGCGCGGGTCATGCGGCAGCTTCAATAATCATCGCGCCATTGCGCCGCGCGTTGTGTCCCGATGCCAACATCACGGCGCTTGCATAAAAGCGGCTACGTCCGATTAGCTCATCATCACAAAAGCGAGCCGTGAACATCGGATGTTCATATCCGCAATATTCTAAACTAATCTGGTAACGCTCGTCGCGCTTGCCGTGATTGGTGACGGGATAAGGGTTAAATTTACGTGCCATGTTACTCACTCCATTGCGTTGTTGATGCCCTCTTATATTACCCTCAAATTATAGTGTCAACAACAAAATGTGTTGCAGATGAAATAAATTTGGGACGTCATTTGGCTTTTCCAAATGACGTCCAAATGGCGTCCCAAATGGCAACCGGCGACTGGCGCGCGAATATCGGCGCTCGGCGGGACGTCAAAAACGTTATTTGGGAAGTCATGAAAAGCGGGCCAAATGACGTCCCAAAAAATGGCTTGAATGCGCGGGATTTATGCAAAAGACAGTCATATTGTCATTAATTAGATAAGAAGGTGAAGATATAATAATATTAACCTATATGGTTAGAATATACGTATTATAAGAGTCACCTGTTTTTCGATGACAATTTGACGTTCCCTAGTTGACTAACACAGTTAGAGGGTCGCCCTAATTGGCCACGCAAACTGGCCACGTCAACTCAACTCATCGCCAACTTGTAAACGCATGACAACTTGACGTCCCTACGCAATATGTTGCAGTGCAGCATAGCCAGCCAGCCAATGTGTTTTTCTTAGCTTGACGTTAGCGTAAAGTGAAAAGGCCATTTCTAATTCCAGCGCGTCAAACGCAGCACGCAATTCGCGCAGCTAAATGCAGGCATTAAAATGCAGCTATTAAAATGCAGGTAGTAAAATTCTTGAAGGGGGTGGGGTGGGGCCGACGGCGTGTGTGTCTGTCACGGGTAGGATCGCAAACAATTTTTATTTTTTTTTGCAAATCAGAATGCAACACACTATAGTACGCCCAATGACTTTCTACTCACTGCCATTCACACCTGAGCGGGTGCAAGCGACCGAGGCGCGGCTAGAGGCAATCTATAAGGCCGCAAAGTACGGGCTTAAGGGTGACAGTCTGGCGATGGCGGCTGGATTGACCCCGCGGCAGTTCCGCGTGTTGGCCGACGCAGACCCGCTGGTCGAGATGGCTGAGATCAAAGGCCGCGCTGACGGCGAGTACACTGCGGCCAAGACGATGCACGAAGCGGCGCTAACTGGTGACAGCAAGGCTGCGCTGGAGATACTCAAGCATCAACACGGCTGGGTAGCCAAGCAGCAGATCGACGTAAACATCGACCAACAGATAAGCATTACAGGCGCGCTGGAAAAAGCACAGTCGCGCGTCATCGAAGGGCTGTACACGGACGTGACACCCGCAGCGCAGCTAGAGGATAACCGCAGTCATGCAAGCACCGATATACTCAGCCCAAGACGAGATGGAGTTAATGGCGCGGCTGTGGTCCCCATCACTGAAGGATGACCCACTAGCGTTCGTATTATATACATTCCCGTGGGGGCAGCAGGGTACGCCGCTGGAACATTTCCCCGGACCGCGTAAATGGCAGCGTCAGGTGCTTGCCGATTTGCGCGACCACATCAAGCAGAACAACGGTAAGGTGGACTTCGACACAGCGCGGCTGGCGATTGCGTCAGGACGCGGTATCGGCAAGTCGGCCCTAGTCAGTTGGCTGGTCATATGGATGCTGTCGTCAAGGATCGGCAGCACGACCATCGTGTCGGCTAACTCTGAGGCGCAGTTGCGGTCGGTAACATGGGCAGAAATCACCAAATGGCTGGCGATGTCGCTCAACAGCCACTGGTTTGAGATAGCCGCCACACGCATCATGCCAGCCAAGTGGCTGACGGAACTGGTCGAGCGCGACCTGAAGAAAGGCACGCGCTATTGGTCCGTTGAAGGCCGGCTGTGGTCGGAAGAAAACCCTGACGCATACGCAGGGGTGCATAACTTCGACGGTGTGATGCTGATATTTGACGAAGCCAGCGGTATTCCAGACTCTATATGGTCGGTATCGGACGGTTTCTTCACGGAAAATACGCCGCATCGCTTTCATCTGGCCTTTTCCAACCCGCGGCGGAACACTGGATATTTCTACGAGACGTTCCACAGCAAGCGCGCGTTCTGGCAGACACGCGTCATCGACGCACGCGATGTGGAAGGTACGGACAAAAACCTGTATCAGCGCATTATCGACGAATATGGCCCTGACAGCTACCAAGCCAGCGTCGAAGTCTACGGTAATTTCCCGTCAGAAGGCGACGATCAGTTCATTGGCAGCAATTTGGTCGATGACGCCATGAAACGCACGCCAGCCAGAGACGCTACAGCGCCGATTGTTATCGGCGTAGACCCTGCACGCTTTGGGGCTGACGCTACCGTCATCGCTGTGCGCCAAGGGCGTGACATTTTGGAGCTACGCAGGCACCGCGGCGCGGACACTATGGAAGTCGCAGGCCATGTCATTGACGCCATAGAAGAATTTAAGCCTGCGCTGGTCTGCATCGACGAAGGCGGGCTAGGCGCAGGCGTCGTAGACCGGCTGAAAGAGCAGCGGTACAAAATACGCGGCGTGAACTTCGGCAATAAGGCCAAGAACCAGACCATGTGGGGCAACAAACGAGCCGAAATGTGGGGCGCCATGCGCGACTGGCTGAAAACGGGCCATATACCGACCGATAGGTTCCTGAAAACCGACCTCATCAGCCCGCGCACCAAGCCTGACAGCAAGGGTACGCTGTTCCTTGAGAGCAAGAAAGACATGAAGGCGCGCGGCCTAGCATCGCCAGACGCTGCGGACGCCATAGCGGTCACGTTCGCGTTTCCTGTAGCATCTACCGATCCGCGTCTAGGACGCGTTGACAAGCGCCGCACAAGCGGGTATTCTTCCTCTGGAGCTTCTACATCATGGATGGGGTCTTGACGATGCCGGCCAAAAAAGGTCTATATGCAAACATTCACGCCAAGAAAGAGCGGATAGCCGCTGGTTCTGGCGAAAAAATGCGTAAACCGGGCGCTAAGGGCGCTCCTACAGCCAAGGCGTTCAAAGATAGCGCCAAAACCGCCAAGAAGGGTAAGTAAATGCCAGCAGATAAATATGGTAAAAGCCTGTACAAAGCCGGGACTATGAAGTCCGAAAAAGCCGCAATCGCTAACCGCGATCCAGCCCGCAAGGCAGCAGCCATGAAGATCATGGCGCGCGAAGGCACCACAAGCGCAGCCGGCGGTCGCCCAGCGGTTAAGATGCCAAAAGCGCCGCAAGTCATCCGCACAACTACTGCATACAAGCCTACGCCAATGGGCAAAAAGAAATAATCATGCCGCTGTGTAAATCGACAGGCAAAGCCGCGTTCCGCAAGAACATCAAGGCTGAAGTGAACGCTGGCAAGCCTGTGAAACAGGCCGTAGCCATAGCGTATAGCGTCAAGCGGGAAGCCGCCAAGAAGGGCAAGAAATAACACATGGCCGACCCCACAGGCATCAACACGGCAGGCAAAGTCGCCAACGTCGGCTCTAACCCGCCTAAAACGTCAGGCGATGACGGCGACAAGATGGCAACCATGCGGTCGCGCCTGCAAATGGCGCAGGCTGCGTACTCTGACAGCCGTGAAGATGAACTGGACGACCTACGGTTTATGGCAGGATCGCCAGACAACCAGTGGCAATGGCCTGCTGACGTGCTGTCAACACGCGGAAGCGTGCAAGGGCAGACAATTAACGCACGTCCCTGCTTGACAATTAACAAATTGCCGCAACACGTCCGTCAAGTTACGAACGAACAGCGTCAAAACCGGCCTAGCGGTAAGGTAATTCCTGCCGACGACAACGCTGACGTAGAAGTTGCAGAGATTTTCAACGGCGTCATGCGTCATATTGAGTATATGTCGGACGCTGACGTTGCATATGACACAGCTTGCGACAACCAAGTTACCTACGGCGAAGGCTATATTCGCCTAATAACTGAGTATTGCAACGAAGACAGCTTCGACCAAGACATCCGCATTATGCGCGTCCGTAACTCGTTTAGCGTCTATATGGACCCTACGATCCAAGACCCATGCGGCGCAGACGCTGAATGGTGCTTTGTTACCGAAGACATCCTGAAATCCGACTATGAGCGTATGTTCCCAGACGCTGCACCTATCTCGACACTCATGTCGCAAGGCGTTGGCAACGAAAGCATGGCGCAGTGGCTGGCTGAAGACACCATCCGGATCGCGGAATATTTCTACAAGGCGTATGAAAAAGCTACGCTGCACTTGTATCCAGACAACCAGACAGCTTTCAAAGGCACGCCGCAGGACAGCAACTTGCAGGCGATGTTTGGCAAGCCTATCCGCACACGCGAAGTAGACCGCCAGAAGGTCATGTGGATGAAAACCAACGGTTTTGACATCCTCGACGAGCGTGAATGGTCCGGCAAATGGATTCCTGTCGTGCGCGTCATCGGCAACGAATGGGAAGTCGAAGGTCGTATGTACATCTCTGGCCTTGTGCGTAACGCCAAGGACGCCCAGCGGATGTACAACTACTGGACCAGCCAAGAAGCAGAAATGCTGGCGCTGGCCCCTAAAGCGCCGTTTATCGGCTACGGCGGCCAGTTCGAAGGCTACGAACAGCAGTGGAAGACAGCCAATACGACCAACTGGCCGTATCTGGAAGTCAATCCTGACGTTACAGACGGCGCTGGAGGCGTTTTACCGCTGCCACAACGCGCACAGCCACCTCTGCCCCAGACAGGTCTGATACAGGCTAAAATGGGCGCTGGAGAGGATATTAAGGCCACTACAGGCCAATATGACGCATCGCTGGGCCAACAGGGCAACGAGCGGTCGGCTAAGGCTATTATCGCACGCGAAAAGCAGGGCGATGTCGGCACGTATCACTACGTGGACAACCTTGCGCGTGCCATTCGGCACATCACACGCCAAGTTGTCGATATGATCCCTAAAATCTACGACACGCAGCGCATCGCACGCATCATCGGCGTTGATGGCGATGTCAGCATGGTCAAGTTCAACCCAACGCAGCCAGAGCCTGTCAAAGAAGTCCGCGACATGGAAACTGGCGGTTTGATCGAAAAGATTTACAACCCCGGCGTTGGTACATACGACGTTATGGTCACTACTGGCCCCGGCTACATGACCAAGCGTCAAGAAGCCCTTGATGCCATGAGTCAGATTTTGCAGTCCAACCCGCAGCTTTGGTCTGTGGCTGGCGATTTGTTCATCAAGAATATGGACTGGCCCGGCGCGCAGGAAATGGCGGAACGCTTCAAGAAAATCCTTGATCCGAAGGTATTGTCTGAAGGCGACCAATCGCCTGAGATGATGGCCGCGCAGCAGCAAATGCAGGCGATGACCGAAGAACTGAACCGCATGACTGACATCATTGAGAATGTTCAGGACAGCGTCGCGCAGCGCGAAGTGGACATCAAGGAGTATAAGGCTCAGGTAGACGCCTACGACGCTGAGACAAAGCGTATAACGGCGATGCAAAATAGCATGACACCTGAGCAAATTCAGGATATTGTCATGGGTACGATTGCAGGCGCGCTGGATACAGGCGACTTGATCGGCGGCTCACCAGAGATGCGTGAACAGCCCATAATGAACGAAGAAATGCCTCAACAGCAACCAATGCCAGAAATGGGCGGGATGCCACCGATGCCGCCTGAAGGACCGATGCAATGACCGTAAGCCTTAAACATACCTTTCAGTCTGCTAAAGCTGACGGCACTGACGCTTCGCTTGTTCAGCCGTCTAGCTGGAACGCAGAACACCAGTTGACGCTTGCCACTAATAAGGTGCTAGGCCGCGCTACCGCTGGTACGGGCGCTGCTGAAGAACTCAGCATTGGTGCTGCTTTGTCAATATCTGGTGGCACGCTGGCTGTCACTACGGTGCCTGTCGCCAACGGCGGCACGGGAGCCAACACGCTGACAGCTAACAACGTCCTGCTAGGCAACGGCACAAGCGCGGTTCAAGTGGTCGCCCCCGGCACTAACGGCAACGTCTTGACCAGCAACGGCACAACTTGGGTTTCGCAAGCACTTGGCACCACCAATATGCTTTCATACCTGTCTGTCGCCGGCGGCGGCGGCGGCGGTAGCGGACGCGAATTGGCCGACTCTTATGCTGGCGCTGGCGGCGGTGGTGGCGGTGTTGTAGCCGGCATTGCGGCAGTTACAGCGGGTACACTGACAATAGCTATCGGCGCAGGCGGCGCAGGCCAAACTGGCGACGGACAAGGCGCTGCCGGTAGTAACACTACGCTAACAGGTGCTACAGCGGCTGTCGGCGGCGGAGGCGGCGGCGGTCGCACCGCTCCGGACGGCGGCACGGGCGGCTCCGGCGGCGGCGGTACAAGATTAGGTTATGGCGGCACAGGCACAACAAACCAAGGTTCGGTTGGCGGTCAGTCTGCCGACGGTAATGGCGCCGGTGGTGGGGGCGGCGCAAATGGCGCTGGCGCTATAGGCGGAATATCAGTTGGCGTAAGCAGTTATAAAGCAGGCGGCAACGGCGGCGGCGGCGTTTTAGACACCATAACTGGCGCGTCGGTATTTTACGGCGGCGGCGGCGGCGGTTGCAGTGCGGATGGCGATGACATTGATATAACGGGCCGCGGCGGCGTAGGCGGCGGCGGCGACGGCGCATCGCCCCGAACGTCAACAAATGCCGGCGCGGGTACGGCCAACACTGGCGGCGGCGGCGGCGGCGGCGGAAACTATAGCGGCGGCGCGCAACGCAGCGGCGGTAACGGCGGCTCAGGCGTTGTCATTATCAGTTCGACTGTAACTGCTGCATCCACCACAGGATCGCCAACAGTAACAACTGTTGGAAACTACAAAATCTATAGGTTTACTGCCTCCGGCTCGATTACATTCGCATAGGAAACACAATGGCTCATTTTGCAAAAGTAGAGGATGGCATCGTCACTGAAGTTCTGGTCATCGAGCAGGACGTTATCGACACGGGCCTGTTCGGCGATCCTGCGCTTTGGGTGCAGACATCGTACAACACGCATGGCGGACAGCACCCAGAAGGGCGCCCACTGCGTAAGAACTATGCGGGCATTGGCTTCACATATGACGCGGAACGCGACGCGTTTTATGCGCCGCAACCTTTCCCATCGTGGGTGCTTGACGAAGACACTTGCTATTGGACTGCGCCAATTCTGTACCCTACAGACGGCAAGTCATACCTATGGGACGAAGAGGCACAGGCTTGGTCCCCTCAACCTGAAAGCCCATCCAAATGACTTGCGCTAACTTCATAGGCACACTGTTTCTTGCGCGCGATGTGGCTCATTCGACGCACTTGAACACGCGCAGTTACGCAAAACATAAAGCGTTGCAGAAATTCTACACTGGTATCATTGACTTAGCAGATGATTTTGCGGAGGCATACCAAGGCAAATATGGCCTTATCGGGCCTATTTCGCTTATGTCAGCTAAGAAAACCAACAACATTGTCGAGTTTCTTGAAGGTCAAGTAGACGAGCTTGAGGAAATGCGGTATAAAGTCGTCGATAAGGAGTGTACCCCGCTCCAAAACATTATCGACGAGATTTTTGGTCTGTATTACAGCACGCTGTATAAACTTAAATTTCTCGCATAAGGACGCGACATATGGAACTTTTACGCCCTCTTAATGACGCCGGTTTTGGTACGCAAAGCGTCACCTATTCCGGTACTGCTGGTTCGGTAACTGGCTGGAACGCTGGCCCGCAAGGCGTGTTGGTGTGGTGTACATCTGACGCGTATATCCGCGTTGGCAATAACGCGACAGCTACAACGGCTGACACGCCGCTGCCTGCCGGCACACCTGTACCGATTTATGTACCACAGCCGGGCGACGCTGGCGGCAACGGCGGTCCTTGGCGCGTTAGTGCTATTCAGATTACCGCTGGTGGTACGCTTTACGCAAAGCCGATCAACATCAGATGAGTTTTGGTATTCCTGTCCGCAACGGTCTAGCTATTGGGCTGCTAAGTTCGACGACTCTATCGTCGAATGGCGGACTGTTTCCTGCTATGGCGCTCGACTTTTTGCAGCCATATTTGGACAGCCGCGTCACGTTCTCACGCGGCAGCAATGCCACGCTGGTGGATAGCACGGGGCGGATTACTTACGCTCCGGCGAATTTGCTGCTGCAATCGCAGACGTTTGAGAACGCGACATGGCAGAAAACAACCACAACGGTAACTGCGAACACGACTGTCGCTCCTGACGGTACGTCTACGGCTGATACGTTGACCGCCACCGCTGGCGCTGGCACTCACTATATTCGCCAGCAACCGGCGGTGACAGCTTCAACAGCTTATGCATTATCGTTTTACGTTAAGGCGGGAACACACAACTTTATCCAGTTGCTTAACGCTGGAGATGCGCAAGCGTTTGCCAATTTTGATATTGCTAATGGTGTTGTGGGGACGGCGGGAACTAAGTCCACCTCGTCCATAATTTCTGCTGGTGACGGCTGGTATCGCTGCACTGTGGTATTTGACAATACGGCGGTATTAACAAACGATTTTCGTATTTACATCGTATCGTCAGCATCTGCGACTTTTGGTCAAAACTGGACCACCACTGGCACAGAAACCGTCTTCATCTGGGGCGCACAACTCGAACCATTAACCTACCAGACCGTCCCCGGCACATACAACGCCACAACCACAGCGGCATATTACGGCCCGCGCTTTGACTATGACCCTGTAACGCTTGCGGCAAAGGGCTTGCTCATTGAAGAGCAGCGGACGAATATTTGTTTTCAGAGCGAAAACTTTTCAGTGTCATGGAGCGCATCCAGCCTTACCGTAACGACAAACACCACGGTAGCGCCAGACGGGACGACTACAGCCGACACACTGACCGCCACTACTACGAGTGGCATAGTTTCTCAAAGCCCCACGTTCACGGGCGACGGCACAAAGTCGGTTTCTGTTTTCTTAAAGGCAGGGACTTCTGGGACTACACTTTTTTTCCTGCGCGACGTTACCGCCCTTGTTACTCGCGGCTCAGCTACAATTACGTGGACGGGAGGAGTTCCTTCCGCCGTAGCGTCTTCGGGCGGAACCATTGAAGCCGTAGAAAATTACGGCAACGGCTGGTATCGGATTAAACTACTTTTAGCTGGCGTTATCGCTGCGAACAGTAACTCACTGCGTATTCAGCCAGATAGCGTAGCAGGCACAGGAACCGTTATCGCTTGGGGCGCTCAGGCTGAGAACGGCTCCTTCGCCACCAGCTACATCCCCACAGTTGCCAGCCAAGTAACACGCAGCGCAGACGTTGCGACCATGACAGGCACGAACTTCTCAAGCTGGTATAACCAGAACGAGGGGACGTTTGTTGCTTCGTATGATTCTGCCGCGCCCGCATCACGTTACGCAATCTCCGCCAGTGACGGCACAAGCAGTAATTTAATAGGCATTGAATTTTCATCTGCGACGACGGTTAGGGGCCGCATCACCACTGCTGGTGTCTCTCAGGCTTCGATGACCGCTGGTTCTGCTATTTCTGCTGGCCAAGTCGTAAATGCTGGACTTGCCTATGAAACAAACTCGGCTATCACCGCGTCGGGAGGGGCGCTTTCGTCAGAAGATACGAGTGTCACGCTGGCAACTCTTACTCAGCTAAGTATCGGCGCTATCCTCGTATCGAATTTCCTCAACGGCCACATCCGCCAAATCGCGTACTTCAACACGCGGCTTCCAGACGCCCAGCTACAGGCGCTGACCGCACCGCCGCTGATTACGACACTCAGCCTCGATTTCATCAACGGAATATACGACGCATGACAAACTATACCTTCGACCAGCTTCTCGACTTCACCCGCACAACGTCAGGCACGTTCGTTGGCAGCAATGGCCTGATCCAGAACACGCCAGCCAGCGTGAACTTGTTTACGCAGACGCAGCAGTTTGATAACGCTGCTTGGACGAAGGCCCGGACCACCATAACAGCCAACTCGACTGTTGCGCCTGACGGCACTTCTACGGCTGACAAATTGGTTGAGGACACGACTGCGTCTAGCACTCATTTTACAAGCCAAAGCGCCAATTACACGGCTGGCACTACATATACGCTCAGTGTGTCAGTTAAGGCAGCGGAGCGGAGTTGGTTTGATATTCAACTTCCTGCCGCCCTTATGGGGACAATACGAAACGCTTTCTTTGATGTTAGTAACGGGACTGTAGGGACAGTAACGAGCGGGGTCACAGCGGCAATCGTTTCCACAGGTAATGGCTGGTATCGCTGTTCGGTTACATTCACGGCTACCGCAAGCGCGGGCACGGGTTCCGCATTTTTGTTGGCAAATGCTGACAATTCCATTTCCTACACAGGTGACGGCACTTCAGGTTTGTTCCTCTGGGGCGCACAGCTTGAAGTCGGCAGCACAGCCACCACCTACACGCGCAACAACGGCGGCAGGTTCCCGCCACGCTTTGACTACGACCCCGTCACGCTCCAGCCGAAGGGCATCTTGATCGAAGAGCAGCGGGTGAATTTGCTGTTGCGCTCTGAGGAGTTTGACGTTTCATGGACAGGTTTTGTAGCTACAGTTAGCAGCAACGCTGCGGTGTCGCCTGACGGCACTACTGATGCGGATAAGATTATTCCTGACAACGCTGCGTCTCTTGGAAGTTCCGGCGTAACGCAAACTGTAACCGCCGCCGCTGCCACCTACACCTATTCGGTTTATGCCAAAATTGGCGAATATAATCGGGTTCGTCTGCTCGTCCGCGATAGCGCGTCTGCCGCTAATAATGCGTCTGTCATAGTCTCGCTGGTTGATGGAACAATTACTACTGCCGCCGCCGCTGCCGGTACGTTTACTGGCGCATCCGCAACTGTGATTGCCGCTAAAAACGGTTTCTACCGCGTATCGTTGACGTTCACATCAACGGGTGCATCTTCCGTGCTGGTTCGCGCATTTGTTGCCGACAGCGTTGCCACAACAGGCGACGGCACAAGCGGCATCTTTCTCTGGGGCGCTCAACTCGAAACAGCAACATTCGCCACAAGCTATATCCCCACTGTGGCCAGCCAAGTAACACGCGCCGCTGACGTATGCACCATCACCGCGCCGATGTTCGCGCCTTGGTATAACCAGAGCGAGGGGACGTTTGTTGTCGAGGCGGATAGTGTTGTAGGTAATCTAGCCGTGGTAAATGTGCCTGCTTCTGTTACTGACGGAACAAATAATAACATTATGCGGACATACCTTTTCAGCGCTGCAAGGGGATTAAGTGTAACAACCGGGGGCGTGGGACAAGTAGACCTTAACGTGGCCGGTCACACTAGTAACGCTATCAGCAAATGGGGCTTTGTTTACCGGACAAACGACTTTGCTTTGTCAGTTAATGGCGCGGCAGTATTGACTGATACTGCGGGGACAGTCCCAACCGTAGATCGCCTTGGTGTTGGTATGTTAAACAACATCAATCAAATCAACGGCCACATCCGCTCCATTCAATATTACCCCGTCCGTCTTGCGGACTTCCAACTACA